CAAGACAGGCCATAGCCTCATTTGTCGATGGAAACGCCCACAGGCTCGCAGAATGGCTCGATGCCGTTGCCGAGGGTGACATAACTAACGACATAAAACCAAACCCCGCCAAGGCGTTTGAGTTGTTTCAAAGCGTAGTTGAGTACCATGTACCGAAGTTGGCACGTTCAGAGGTAACAGGCGCAGATGGTGGCCCACAAGAAATGGTCATTAAATGGCAAGCGGAATCATAGAAATCCCTTACAGCCCTAGAAAGCAGTTCAGGGAGTTTCACGCTAGAACCGAGAGGTGGGCTTGTTTGGTTGCTCACCGAAGGGCGGGCAAGACCGTGGCGGCTATCAATGACCTTATCAGGGCGGCAATCACTTGCAAAAGCCCAATGCCCTTGTTTGGGTATGTTGCCCCGTACCGAAGCCAAGCCAAAAGCGTGGCATGGGATTACCTTAAATACTTTTCCCGTCCCATCACCAAGCAAAGCAATGAGGCCGACTTAATCATTGAGTTGTTAAACGGTGCAAAGATCAGGCTATTTGGTGCGGACAATGCCGATGCCATGCGTGGATTGGGCTTTGATGGCCTTTACCTAGATGAATATGGCGACTTCAAACCTAGTGTTTGGGGTAACGTGGTGAGGCCCGCTTTATCAGATAAACAGGGGTGGTGCGTTTTTGGTGGCACGCCCAAGGGCAAAAATCAATTTTGGGACATTTACGAGACAAGCAGAAAGCTACCAAACGAATGGTTCACGTTGTCACTTCCCGCAAGCAAATCCAAGCTATTACCCGAAACAGAGCTACAAGCGGCACAAGCGCAACTAGCAGAAGATCAATATCTACAGGAATATGAGTGCAGCTTTGAGGCGGCAATCGTTGGCGCAATATGGGGAACTGAAATGCGTCGGGTTAGCGAAGATGGGCGCATTACCAAGGTTGAGAACCAAATCGAGGTCAAGACGCACACGGCTTGGGACTTGGGGCATACCGATGACACGGCAATTTGGTGGTATCAAGTCATTGGTGGCGAAATCCATATTGTTGATTTTTTTGCCCTTTCTGGTGGAACAATCGAAGAATTTGTTACAAAAATCAAAGAAAAACCCTACAATTACGGAAAGCACTACCTACCGCATGATGCAAGGGCAAGGACTTTGGCAAGCGGTGGGAAGTCAGTAATTGAGCAAATGGCAGCGCACTTGGGCATTAACAACTTGGCAATTGTGCCTAGTTTGACGGTTCAAGATGGTATTCAAGCCGTGAGGATGGCGTTGCCAAGATGTTGGTTTGATGCCGAGAAATGCGCTGATGGCATTGAGGCGTTGAGACAGTATCAGCGTGAGTACGATGAGGACAAAAAGGCTTTTAGGCAAACGCCCAAGCACGATTGGACAAGTCACCCCGCTGATGCCATGAGGATGTTAGCAATTAGTTGGCGGGAAGAACCCAAAGATAAACCGCCTGACCCGAGTAAAGTGTTGATTGTTGGCCCTGAAAACGAAGTCACAATGAACGATATGTGGGCAATCCACAAACAAACCGCTAGGAGCAATCGAATATGAGTGGAATAAATACACCTTACGCATACCAATATGAACACGTCCCTGCAAGCGCAACTGCGCGTGTTTTGGGTGGCACGGGCGCAGCGGGGGATTATCTTCACCGCTTGCTTTGCACGGTATCAACTGCCGCAACGGGCAATGTCAGCATTTCCGATGGCGCAACTTTTACCCATGTGGTGTTGCCCGCTTTGCCTGGTGGTGGCATCGGTCAATACAACATCGAATTCAACATGATATCTAGAAATGGCTCATGGAGAGTGACCACGGGTGCGGGTGTTGAGGTGTTGGGTGTTGGCATCTTCTCGGCTTAATCATGTCTAAAGCTGGACTTTATGCCAACATTTTGGCAAAACAAGAGCGAATCAAAGCGGGTTCGGGCGAAAAGATGAACAAAGTGGGCAGTAAAGATGCCCCTACCGCTAAAGATTTCAAAGACGCTGCTAAGACTGCAAAGCCTGAGAACAAATGACTGCCGCATGGACTCGCAAAGAAGGTAAGAACCCCGAAGGTGGGTTAAACGCCAAGGGGCGGGCGAGTTATGCAGCGGAAACGGGGGGAAAGCTAAAGCCTCCCGTAAAGTCAGGAGACAACCCAAGGCGTGCGTCTTTCCTTGCACGAATGGGTGCTACTGATGGCCCAATGGAAAAGAATGGCGAACCCACACGGTTGGCACTTGCTTTAAAGGCATGGGGCGCATCATCCAAGGAAGATGCCCGAGCCAAGGCAAAAGCAATTTCTGAAAGAAACAACAATGGCTGAATTAGTCCCAACGGAAGTTGACAAGTACAACACCCTTATAGCCACTTATGACAACGAGTTCAAGAAGTGGGAAGCACGCACCAAGAAAATCATTAGGCGTTATCGGGATGACACCCGAAGCGCTAGCGGCAATGACACCGCCAAGTTCAACATTCTTTGGTCAAATGTCTCAACTTTAATTCCTGCCGTTTATAGCAAGATGCCAAAGGCTGACGTTAGCCGTAGGTTTGGCGACAATGATCCAATCGGGCGTGTTGCGTCAATATTGGTTGAGCGTGCGCTAGATTTTGAGATCGAGCATTACACCGACTTTAGAAGCACAATGCGTCATGCCGTGGAAGATCGGTTCTTAGGCGGCCGTGGCGTGGCATGGGTTCGTTATGAGCCGCACGTTGTCCAAGTGCCTGGCCTACCCGAAACCCCCGAAAGCGATGATGGTTTGCAAGTCACCGAAGATTCGGACGAGGCTGAAACCAAAGATTACACTGCGGGTCAAGTTGAGCCAATGGAGCAGATTGAGTATGAGTGTGCGCCTACTGATTACGTCCATTGGGCTGATTTTGGTCACAGCGTTGCCCGTACATGGGAAGAAGTAACGCAAGTTTGGCGTTGGGTTTACATGACCAAAGATGCTCTAGTTGAGCGTTTTGGTGAGGAAGCGGCACGCAACATTCCATTGGATAGCGGCCCTGACCCTTTATCAAACTACGCAAGCAGCCAAAAAGAGTACACACGGGCAAAGATTTGCGAGTTGTGGGACAAAGACACTGCCAAAGTCTATTGGTTTAACAAGCAAGGCAACAAGTTCATTGATGTACGGGATGACCCGTTAGAGTTAGAGCAGTTTTTCCCATGTTGCAAGCCTTTGTATGCAACGATGACAAGCGATAGCCTTGTGCCTGTTCCTGACTTTGTACTCTATCAAGACCAAGCCAATGAGTTGGACATCTTGAGCGACCGCATTGATGGCTTAGTCAAGTCTTTGCGTGTTCGTGGTGTTTACGATTCAAGCGTCCCCGCATTGCAACGACTGTTGACCGAGGGTGACAACAACTCCTTGATTCCTGTTGACAAGTGGATGGCGTTTAGTGAAAAAGGCGGTTTGAAGGGTGCAATTGACCTTATCCCCTTGGACACGTTGGCTAATGCTTTGCTTCAATGCTACCGCGCAAGACAAGAGATCAAGCAACAAATCTATGAAATAACGGGTTTGTCGGACATCTTGAGGGGTGCATCACAAGCAAGCGAAACCGCTACGGCCCAACAGATCAAGGGACAATTTGCAAGCCTTAGATTGCGTTCTATGCAAGAGGAAGTGGCAATTTTTGCCTCTGATCTGATTAGACTTAAAGCGCAGATCATTTGCACCAAGTTTCAGCCGCAGACAATTATGATGTATGCCGCGGCAAGTCAAATGCAACCCGTGGATCAGCAGATGATTCCACAGGCTTTGGCGTTGATTAAAGACAAGCCATTGCGCAACTTCAGGATTGAGGTGGCGGCAGATAGTTTGGTGCAATTAGATGAAGCGGCAATGAAACGTGAGCGTACCGAGTTCATTGGTGCGTTTGCGGGATTCCTACAACAAGCCATGCCCGTTGCACAAGCAAGCCCCGAAATGACACCCGTATTGATGGAAGTTATGAAGTTTGGCGTAAGTGCGTTTAAGTCATCACAACAACTTGAGGGTGTTATTGACCAAGCGCTTGACCAAATCAAGCAAAAGATGGCTCAACCACAACAACCCAAGCCCGACCCCGAGATGATTAAGTTGCAAGCGCAACAACAATCCGAGCAAATGCGTGTTCAAGCGGATATGCAAGCTACGCAAGCTAAAGCTCAATTTGATGCCCAATTACATCAAGCCAAGATACAGGCCGAGATGCAAATGGAGCAAATGAAAGTGCAAGCCGAAATGCAAGCCGAGGCGCAAAAGCAACAATTCACGGCTCAATTGGAAAGTGCAAAACTTGAACGTGAGCAACAAATGGAGCGTTTTAAAGCCGAATTGGACGCAAGCACCAAGATTCGTGTGGCTCAAATAAACCACTCAGCGTCTATGCACCCTGACGATATAACTGCACAGCAACAAGTTCAATCACTAATGAATCAAGACTTGCGTAGCATGATTGAGGCAATGATGAACACGGTAAACAATTCAAATCAACAAGTCATGCAAAGCCACAACAATACCGTTGGAACAATGCAAGAAATGATGAAAAATCAGAGTGACAACAAAGAAGTAATGAAAGCGGTGGCTGACATGATTGCCGCGCCAAAGAGAATTGTGCGCGGGCCTGATGGCAAAGCCGTTGGCGTAGAGGTTGTCAAATGATTGAAACCACTAAACTTTTGCGGCTTGCGTAATGGCACAGGCCATATGGGGAACAGGTGAATGGGGCGTTGCTTTATGGGACAACCCCCTAATTTACCTTGATGACACCCATGATCCTGGCCCCGATAAGCTCAAAAAACAATTAAAACGTGAGCAAGAGAAGAACAAAAAGCGCAGGGATGAGATTCTTGCGGCTTACGAGCGCATTGTTGAGGGCAAAATACCCGAAGAAATAATTGCGCCTTATGCCGAAACATTTGCTACAATTAAAACCAAGCAAAATGTCACATTGACAGACATCGACAAAATGGTGTCAAATTTGGACAAAATGCAGTTAATTTGGGACGACCACATCGAATCAGATGACGAGGAAATTTTGTTACTATGAGAACAACTTACGTTATGCGTAATGGCGAATTGGTTGAAAAACACAAAGCCAATGATGATATTGATGCGCCCATGATTATGGGTGACATTTCTCCTTACCAATCAATGATTGACGGTTCGATGATACAGAGCCGAAGCCGACACCGTGAACATCTAAGAGCAAATGGATGTATTGAGGTGGGCAATGAATCAATGGAAACAAAACTCACAGCCCCCTCTAGCGAGAAAAGGCGTGAGGTTTTGGCTCAACAGTTGGGCAATATGACCCACAATGAAGCCAACAAGATAATGAATTCATTGCGTGAGCAAGCCAATCAGATGAAATATCACAGGAGATAGACTTTGGATACTACAGAACCCATTGTGCCAACAGAAGCGCCCGATGCTAGGCGTGAGTTACTTTCACAACAATTTGATGAGGTAGCGCAAGCCGAACCCGCCAAATACCAACGTGAGGACTCGGGCAAATTTTCTTCTACTAATGGAAATTCCGCAGAAGAAGCGGCAGAAGAACCCGTTTGGAAGCGTGCGCCCGCTAGTTGGAAAAAGGATTATCACGAAGTTTGGCAGACTGCCGACCCAAGGATGCAAGAATATGCTTGGCAACGTGAGGAACAAATGCGCAAGGGCGTTGAGCCTTTAATCTCTAAAGCGCAGTTTGCAGATCAGATTAACGAGGTAGTTAACCCTTATTTGCAGACAATTCAAGGGATGGGTTTAGATACTCCCAAAGCGGTTAAAGCCTTGTTAGAGGCCGACCATATGTTGCGGACAAGTAATGGGCAAGATAAATTGCAATTATTTAGTAGATTAGCGCAACAATATGGAGTAAACTTAAATGAAGTCAATTTCCAACAAGGCGTTGACCCAACGATTTATGCACTCCAAAACGAGCTAAATAATGTTCGTGGCGAGGTGAATGGCTGGAAACAGCAACAAGAGCAAGCTCAAAATCAGCAGCTTTTAGGCGAAATTGAAAAATTTAGCTCTAAAGCCGAACATTTTGAAGAAGCGCGTCCGACCATGATCCAACTCCTACAGAGTGGCGTGGCGCAGACGTTAGAGGACGCATATGAAAAAGCTGTGCGCCTCGACCCCGAGTTATTTGACAGCGTACAAGTCAGCAAACAGGCCGAATTGGTTAACGCAAAACGAGTAGCGGCAGACCGAGCAGCGAAATCTGCAAGGGCTAATGCGGTTTCGGTAAAGAGTTCCACACCAGGAATGGCGACCAAAAACAATACTCAAGACCGACGTAGTTTATTGGCAGAGCAATTTGACCAAATAACTGCACGACTTTAATTGATATAGGAGAATTATTATGGCATTTGCCAATTCCAGTATCAGCGACATCATTGCGACCAACATTCAAAGCCGTACTGGTGAGTTAGCTGATAACGTCACAAACAACAACGCCCTTTTGCGTAGACTCAAAGACCGTGGAAATGTGAAGACATTTTCAGGCGGTAATGTGATCTTGCAAGAGATTATGTACACCGATAGCACAACCAATAACACGAATTCATATTCGGGTTACGAAGTGCTGAACGTGTCACAAAACAGCCCAATTAGTTCTGCGCAATTTAGCATTACTCAATACGCTGCCGCTGTGTCCATCTCTGGCTTAGAAATGATCCAGAACTCGGGCAAAGAGGCAATTATTGATCTGCTTGACGGACGCATGATGGTTGCCGAGGCACAATTGGCTAACCGCATTGGCGCTGACATCTACACAGATGGCACAGGCAATAGCGGCAAAAACATCACAGGTTTGGGCGCAGCAGTTCCTGATGCACCCTCAACAGGTACTTACGGTGGTATTAACCGTGCGAACTACAGCTTTTGGCGTTCAAGCAAGTATTCAGGCGTGACTGATGGCGGTTCTGCTGTTTCAGCTTCAAACATCCAATCTTATATGGATTCTTTGGCTGTTCAGTTGATTCGTGGCACAGACAAGCCTGACTTGATCGTTGCCGATAGTAACTACTACCGTTTGTATTTGCAGTCTATGCAGTCAATCCAACGTGTTACTGATGGTGGAAATTCCACTCAAGGCGCGGGTTTTGCTTCATTGAAATACTATGGCGCGGGCATGGCATCTGATGTTGTGCTCGATGGTGGTATCGGTTCAGCCGCTACTGCAAACCATATGTGGTTCTTGAACACCAAATATTTGATGTTCCGTCCCCACGTTGACCGCAACTTTGTGCCGATTGGTGGCGAGCGTCAAGCCGTCAACCAAGACGCAATCGTTAAGTTGATTGGTTGGGCTGGTAACTTAACTAGCTCAGGCCCACAGTTCTGTGGCGTTCTGATCGCTTAAAGGAGTATGTAATCATGGCATATACAATCACCCCCCTCATTGGTATTGACTTTAACAACATCGTCAACACCAACACAAACAGCGCTGGAACGGCTGTTCCTACATTTGGCCCTTTGGGTGCTGAAGTATTCGGTTCTGATGGCAAAATTTATGTGTTGGGTCAAGCCAATGCAACAATTACCGCCTCAACAACCGCTTGCACCGTCAACGCAACCACATTCTTGGTAACAGCTTCAGGAGGTTCATATACATCTCCCGCAGTTGCCCTAGCATCTGGTGACGTTGCATGGTTCTCTAAAGCATCTGTGTAAAATAAAAGGGGCGGCATAAAAACCGCCTCTTTTTAATTAAGGAACTAATATGGCTATTCCATCAAGAATTTTAGGCGCGGGTAACTCGCCTTTGTCAACGGTTTCCATTGCGGGCGATGGCGCGGTTGCCATTGTTGCAACGGGCACAACTGCCGCTGATGCAAAACTGTTGTCTGCGGTGTTCAACACAATCACAACTTCCTCTGCTTCAACGGGCGTTAAATTGCCCCCTACCGAAGCGGGCGCAATGATTGGTATTCGTAATGACTCGGGTCAAACGATTACGGTTTACCCTTACAATACAAGCTCAACTATCAATGCAGCAGCGACATCTGTTACATTGGCAACAGCAAAGAGTATGATTCTTTTTGCTCCAAGCGCAACAACTTGGGCATCCGTCACTTCAGCTTAATCCCCACAGGATAAAAAATGGCACTAGATTCCGATATTGCAAACGCAGATACGCATCTGCACGTTGAGTTTTATACATTTGATAAAGCACCGTACAAAGACACCCCGTTTGTGCGAATTATGGTTCCAGGCGATAAGTACAACATCATTGAACAACCTGTTCGTGATGACCATAAAGAGCGCTTTCCCCGTCAATGGCTGCACTATCAAATGCAAAACTCAGAAGGTGGGCCGATCATTGGCACAACTTTGCAAAATTGGCATCTAGATCGCCCTGAAGAATTTACAGACAGTCAGATGGCTGAACTGCAAATTCTAAAGTTTCAAACAGTTGAGCAAGTTGCTACGGCAAGTGATGCTCAATTGCAGCGCGTTGGGATGGGCGCTGTTGGATTGCGTGAAAAGGCAAGAGCATATCTTTTGCGTCGCAATCAAAGTGAAAGTTCATTTGAATTAGAGCAAACCCGTTCTGAGTTGAAAGAATTGCAAGAGCAAATGAAAGCCTTGTTGTCTGAAAAAACACGAGGCCGCCCTAAAAAAGAGGTCTAAATTATGTCTAGCACTATGCTTCAGTTAGTGCAGCAAGTTACCAATGAATTAGGCGTGACAACACCGACAAGTGTTGCTGGAAATACTAATCAAGACGTTATCCAAATTCTTGCGTTAATGAACGCAAGTGGATACGAATTCTTGCGCAAACATCCTTGGCGAACTCTTACAAAGCAAAAGCAGTTCTATACCGAATATTTAACCACTACAGGCACATGGAGTAGTAGTGGAACGACCATTACGGGTATCCCATCTACAACGGGTTTGGATAGCACTTACATGGTGGTTGGCACGGGGATCGACCAAAACACCTTTATTCAAACGGTGGATTCTGGCACAACTGTCACCATTGATAGAAAAACAACCGCTGCGGGAACTAGCGCAACCGTGTACTTCCAAAAGATGAAGTATGCGTTTCCTAGCGACTATGAAGCGATCATCCCAAGGACAATGTGGGATAAAGACAAGCATTGGGAAATGTTAGGCCCTGAAGATGCCCAACAATGGGAGTGGTTGCTATCGGGTTACATTGCTACAGGCCCACGGATTCGGTGGCGTTTGTTTAGCAAGTATTTCCAAATATGGCCTGGCTTCTCTAACGCTGAGTTTTTGGGTTACGAATACCGTGCAAATTCTTGGGCAAATAGTGCCACGGATGTTCCAAAAACATCGTTTACCGTTGACACCGATACTTGCATTTACCCTGACCGTTTGATGGTTCTTTGCACCAAGCTCAAATATTTTGAGGCTAAAGGTTTTGACACAACGGCAATGTATCGCAACTATTTGGAAGAAATGGAAGCGGCAATTGCTTTGGATATGTCTGCGGCTAATTTGTCGTTTGCGCCAAGGCCAGGGACAATCTTAGTGGGATACGACAATATCCCTGATAGTGGTTATGGGGCATCACCGTAATGCCAAAAATTGCCCAAAGGACTGCCGCTAATGTAGCGAGTATTCCCGCGCCCGTTGGGGGTTGGAATGTCCGTGATTCATTGGCAAATATGTCACCCACTGATGCGGTGACAATGACCAATTTCTTTCCAACGGTGTCAAGTGTGAACTTGCGCGGTGGATATACCAAATGGTCAACGGGGATCACGGGTCAAGTTGAAACGCTAATGGCGTATGAAACGGGGACGGTAAGCAAGTTGTTTGGTATTGCGGATGGCAAAATTTACAACTGCACAACGCAAGGCGCTGTTGGCGCGGCTGAAAAGACGGGCTTAACTAATAGCCGTTTTGAGCATATTAACGTCACAACTGCGGGAGGAAGTTTTCTCTACGCTTGCAACGGTGTTGATGACCCATTACTGTACAACGGCACAACTTGGGCAAGTATCAACGCATCAAGTAGTCCAATTGCAATCACGGGCGTAACCACAAACAAATTAAACAATGTGACGTTGTTTAAAAACCGCGTGTGGTTTATTGAAAAAGACAGCTTAAAAGCATGGTATTTGCCTACCAACTCGGTTGGTGGCGTTGCCGAAGTTTTAGACCTAAGTTCCATTGCCCGAATGGGCGGTTACATTGTTTCTCTTAGTGCATGGACAATTGACGCGGGTTATGGCGTGGACGACAACCTTGTGTTTGTAACGTCACAAGGCGAGATTATTGTTTACCGAGGCACAGACCCCGCATCCGCAAGCACATGGGCTTTAGCGGGCGTTTGGAAGCTAGGAGCGCCCGTTTCTAGGCGTTGTTTGTACAAGTATGGTGGCGACCTATTGATTTTAAGTTTGGACGGTTTATTGCCATTGGCTTCAGCATTGCAATCAAGCCGACTTGATCCAAGGGTAAATTTATCTGACAAGATTCAAGGCGCTATTACTGAAGTAACAACGCTTTATCAAGATTCATTTGGTTGGACTATGATTTATCACGCCAAAAACAATGCGTTGTGGATCAATGTTCCTGTTGGCGCGGGTGTACAAGAGCAATTTGTGATGAACACCATCACAAAGTCATGGACAAAGTTTACGGGATGGGGCGCTAATTGTTGGGAAACATTTAACGACAATCCTTATTTTGGTGGTAACGGGTATGTTGGTTTGGCGTGGAATGGATACGTTGACGATATAAACGACATCAATGCAATTGCTTTGCAAGCGTTTAATTATTATGAAAGCCGTGGTGTAAAGAAATACTTTACAAGAGCAAGACCATCTATTTTTACAGATGGCGCGCCCTCTATTTTTGTTGGCATGAATGTTGATTTTGATGTTTCAAACACAACAGGAAGTTTGAACTTCAGCCCAACTACTTATGGTTTGTGGGACACATCTCTTTGGGATAACTCATTGTGGGCGGGTGGAACAATTATCACAAACAATTGGCAAGGCGTTACGGGCATTGGCTACTGCGCGGGAATTCAACTAAAATCGGCCTCACAGGGCTTGCAAATTGAGTGGGCCTCAACCGATGTGGTTTTCCAACAAGGATGGGCTGGCATATGAACGCAAAGATGGAAAAATTTGCAGATGTTTCAGCCGAGGCCGTTGTGCTTATTGGAAAACATTGGACTGAACTTTATGGTAATGCCAACCTAAAAAGTGATTTGGGTGGCATGATTGAGCTAGAAAGAACGGGCAATTTTGCATACTTTACCTTGCGCACCGAAACGGGTGAATTAGCGGGTCATGCGGGGTTCATGGTGTTTAGATCGCCTTTTTATGGCGCAATGCAAGCGTTAGACGTTTTTTATTATGTACTGCCCGAACATCGGGGCGGTCTTGGAATTTGCAAACTGCTCAAGTTAGCGGGGCAAATGCTCAAAGTCAATGGTGTTCACCAAATAATGATTAGCCACAAGAAAAATCAAGATTTGAGCGTTTTGCTTCAAAGAGCAAACTATGAGCCATCAGGCGAAACATACGAATTTAAGGAATAAACATGGCTTTCTTATGCCCTCAACCATCCGCACCCGCAACGCCTGATTACGCGGCTGCCGCTACTGCCCAAGGCGTAGCAAACAAAGATACAGCGATTACGCAAGGTTATTTAAACAACCCCAACATTGTTGGCCCGTTGGGTGGTCAAACCGTTACGTTTGATCCCGTTACAAATCAACCCACAATTACTCAAAATTTGACTCCAACGGCACAAAACACGTTGGAATCACAACAACGAGTTCAAAGTGGAATGTCGAACCTTGGTGAACAAGCTCTTGCAAGTGCATCAAACATTCTTAGCACGCCATACAAATATACAGGCCCGTTAGGAATTTTCTCACTTGCTGATTCAGGAAAAATAGCGGGTGCGCCTGATCTAACAGGGATGGGATCGGCTGCGGGTGGTTTTACAGGCACTCAAGCGGTTGGTAATGTCACGGGTGGCACAGCCACGGGAAATGCACAAAGCGGTCAAGCACTTGGTTCTGTTGCCAATGGTTTAGCACAAGGCTCTGTTGCTAGTGGTACGGCACAAGGCTCTGTTGCCAATCCACAAGCTAACGCCAATTTTCAAGGTGGTCAAGCCGTTGGCGGTGTGTATGGTGGTAATGCTAGAGGTAATTTCCAAGGTGGCACGGCAACGGGTGGCGTAACAGGCCCAACTTTGCAACAAAGTTATGGCAATTATGGTGCTGTTCAAGGCGGCCCTGATTTGGGCGGTTATGGTTCTGCCTCATCAATTGGTGCAAATCAATTTGGGTTATCTCAAGGCAATGTCGGGGCAAATCAATACGGCTTGGCCCAAGGTAATCTCACGGGTGGTCAGTTTGGATCAGCCGCTAATACCGCTGCGGCAAATCAATACGGTTTAGCTCAAGGTAATGTTTCAGGTACTCAATTTGGTTTAGCTCAAGGTAATGTTGGGGCAAATCAGTATGGTTTGGCACAAGGAAATGTTGCGGGCGATCAATACGGCCAAGCTCAAGGAAATGTTACGGCAAATCAATATGGTTTAGCAAAAGGTGATGTTGCGGGCGATAAATTTGGTTTAGCGCAAGGAGATGTTGCGGCAAATCAATACGGGTTAGCTCAAGGAAATGTTGCCGCAAACCAATACGGCTTGGCGGGCGGCATAAACCCATCACAATATGGATTGGCACAAGGCGGTGTTCAAGGTGTTAATTTACAACAATCCCTTAATAACATTGGTCAAATCAATCAAAACTTAAATGCCAATAACTATCTTGCCAACAATCAATTAGATTTGAGAAATGTTGCTCAAATGCCCGTTAATGCGGGCACTACGGGACAAGCGGCAATCATGTCACGGCTTGCGCCTCAATTGGAACGTCAACAAAGGTTAAATGCTCAAAATTTAGCAAACCAAGGTTTAGTTGCGGGTGGTGAAGCATATAAAAATGCAATGCTAGATCAAAGCCAACAACAAAATGACTTGTTGACCCAAGCGGCTTTGCAAGGAATTGGTTTGGATACTGCGGCAAATCAACAAGGCTTTAGTCAAGCTTTGGCTGCGGGTCAATTTGGGAATACGGGCATACAACAAAACTTTGGCAATGCTTTGGCGGCTCAACAAGCACAAAACGCGGCTCAAGGCCAAGGTTTTAACCAACAGTTGCAATCAGGTCAATTTGGAAATCAAGCGCAATTGGCAAGTTTTGGCGTTAATTTGCAAAACCAACAAGCGGGCAACCAAGCAATTTCCCAAAATTATGGTCAAGCATTAAATGCGCAACAATTGGCAAATCAAGCTGCTGCACAAAATTTTGGTCAAGGAATAACGGCACAAAATGCAGCAAACTCAGCAGTTGCACAAAACTTTGGTCAAGGTTTAGCAGCGCAACAAGCCGCAAACTCGGCTATTGCTCAGAACTATGGTCAGGCAATGACTTCTCAACAAGCCGCTAATCAGGCTATTACACAAAATTTCAACCAAGGTTTAGCAGCACAGCAAGCCTCCAATCAAGCTATTGCCCAAAACTATGGTCAAGGCATGACATCACAGCAAGCTGCCAATCAAGCTGTTGCGCAGAATTACGGTCAAGGGATGTCGTCACAACAAGCTGAAAACCAAGCTATTACTCAAAATTTTGGTCAAAGTTTGGCTGCTCAAAATGCGGCAAACGCGGCTGTTGGTCAGAATTTTGGGCAAGGTTTGGCGGCATCCAATGCAACAAACGCGGCTATTGGTCAAAACTTTGGTCAGGGATTGGCGGCTCAACAAGCGCAAAATACCGCAGTTGGTCAAAACTTTGGACAAGGCATAACTGCTCAAAATGCCGCTAATGCTTCCGTGGCTCAAAACTTTGGTCAGGGCATGACCGCATCTAATGCGGCAAATGCTGCACTTGCGCAAAATCAAAATGCGGCACTGCAACAACAAGCGGCTGCAAACCAAGCTCAAGCGCAACAATACGGTCAAGCGCAAAGTAATGCACAGTTTGCCAATCAAGCTCAATTAGCGGGTTTTGGTGCAAATCTTCAAAACCAACAAGCGCAAAACCAAGCCATTGCGCAGAATTCAGCGCAAGGGTTAGCCCAACAACAAGCATTTAATGCGGCAGTTGGTCAGAACTTTGGTCAAAACTTGCAAAATCAGCAAGCCTACAATGCCGCAATTGGTCAAAATTACCAACAAGGTATGGGAACGCAAGCGGCTCAAAATCAAGCGGCTGCGCAGAATTTTGGTCAAAACGTAACTAATCAACAGTTGGCAAATCAAGCTACTGCGCAAAACTTTGGTCAAAACGTGACCAATCAACAATTAGCAAACGCTGCTGTTGCTCAAAACTTTGGTCAAAATGTGACTAACCAACAACTTGGAAATCAAGCTACACAGCAGAATTTCAACAATGCGTTGGCTACACAACAGGCTCAAAACCAAGCACTTGCACAGAACTTTGGTCAAAATGTAACAAGCCAACAACTTGCAAATGCGGCTGCGGCTCAAAACTATCAACAAGGCATGGGGACGCAATCAGCGCAAAACCAAGCACTTGCTCAAAATCAAGCCACTGCCGCACAACAACAACAATTGGCTAATGCCGCAGTGCTTCAGCAATACAACCAAAACCTTGGAAGTTCGCAGTTTAGCAACAATGCGGCTTTGCAAGCTCTGCAAGCCCAACTCACATTGCGCAACCAACCCTTAAATGAAATCACGGGTTTGATGAGTGGCTCACAGTTGCAAATGCCTCAGTTCCAAGGTTACAACCCAACAAATATTGCCCCCGCCCCCGTGTTTGCGGGTGCGCAAGCGCAAGGCGCGGCTGATATGCAAAGATATGGTATTGCGCAATCGGGTGCTAATGCTTTAACAAGCGGTTTGTTTGGCTTGGGTGGTGCTGCAATGATGGCCCCCGTTGGTACGTTTTCTGATCGCAGATTGAAGTCAAACATTGAGCGCATTGGTACTCACAAACTTGGCATCGGTTTGTATGAATACGACATCTTTGGCGAACGTCAACAAGGCGTAATGGCAGATGAGGCCGAGAAAGTCATGCCTGAAGCTGTCGTAACGCATCCAAGCGGTTACAAAATGGTCAACTACGGTTTATTGAACGGGTAAAAACATGGCTAATCAATACGAACAATTTAATGTTGGCAACCCTTATCAGTTGCAACAACAAGAGTTGGATCGACGCCAAAAAATGGCTGAGATTCTTCAACAACAAGCATTTGAGCCTGTTCAAGCTGGTTCATACCAAGGCATCCAAGCCCCAATTAGCCCCGTTCAAGGTTTGGCTAAAGTGCTTCAAATGTACTTGTCAAACAAGAATCAAGAGGGTTTGAAATCAGAGCAAAAAGCATTGGGTGAGCAATACCGTGCCGATACATCCTCTGACATTCAACGATTGATTCAAGGCTTGCAAGGCCAAGCGGCTACGCCCGAAATGAGACAAGAGCCAACGGCAAGGGATTTTGAAGATAATCCAAATCTTGCGCTAACATTTGCGCAAATGATGCCTGACCAACAAAAGGCGATGACCATGCCCGCTATGCCCGCAAGAGCAGCGGGGACAATTGATCCGTCAATGATTGGCGAGTTTAAAACGCCTGGTATGCAACAACAAGCCATGAATATGTACATGGGTCAACTTGCTCCTAAAGCGCCTTTGGTTCTTAAAGAAGGTGAATCGGCATTTAGCCCAACAACATACGCCAAGTTGTTTTCTGCTGATGCAAAGTCTCCTTTTGGCAATGTTAACCCCGCCTCATTTACGCCCGCTAGTTTAAAGGCGTTTATGGATAATGGTGGTAAAGACTTCTCCATATTAGTGCCCGCAGTTAGTGCAGATACTCAAGCGAGATTGACAGAAGTTGATGCAAATACTAAGGCAAAATTGAAACAAGATCGTGAAATTTCTGATCGTGCATATGAAGGTTTGAGTGCAAATCAGAAAGCCACTCTTGCTAATGATGCGGCAAGGATTGGAATTAGTGCAACTGATCTTTATTTCAATACTGGAATGAAAGCGGGAGGCGTTCCAAATGTGAACGCACCAAGACCCAATGCACCGCTTATGGCTCAACCCCTTGCACAACCCGCTACACAGCCCGTTGCGCAAGCACCTATGCAAGCTAGACCCGTTGCGCCTCCCGTGTCGCCTAATCAAGCCTTGGCAAACGCATTGTCGCCAAAAGCCCAACAAGAGTTGCAAGTCACTCAATTAAAAGGCCAACAAGAGGCGGCACAAGCATTGCCACAAGTCATGCAACAGGGTCAGACTTTGATTAGCACAATTGACCGAATGATTGGTGCAAAAGATGCACAAGGCAAAGTCATCGTTCCTGAACACAAAGGTTTAAAAGATGTTGTCGGCACAACCATCCCATTTGAATACAAGCCATTCCAAGGTGGTACACAAGGCGCTGACTTTAAAGCCATGTATGACCAAGTTAAAGGTGGCGCTTTCCTTGAGGCCGTTCAACGCATGAAGGGAAGTGGTGCAATTTCCGAGATTGAGGGAACAAAAGCCACAGCCGCATTGACGGAAGCATCAACCGCACAATCTCCCGATGCGTTTAGAAGCGCAATGTCCAAGTTTAGAGAGGCCATCCAAACGGGCATGGACAATGCCGCAACCAAAGCGGGCAAGGGGCGAATTCCGACCTACAATCCCGCAACAGGAAGGGTTGAATAATGTCTGAAGCATTTAAAACTGTAGAGATTCCCAATTTTGGGCCTGTTAACTTTCCCCTCACGATGTCGGATGACCAAGTTAATGCTGCAATTTTTAAGATCACGCAAACCCCAAAATCTCAACCCGCAGTAGACCAAACGGTTGAATCCCCCGCTATGGTGCAAGGCCGACAAGCCGACTTGTCAATGCCAAGCAAGATGGGGTTGGCAGCGGCTCAAGGTCTGACTTTCAACTTTGCACCAAAGATTGCGGGTGCGGGCGCAGCGGGGATGGACATTTTGCAACGTGGTTTTGATTCCACTCCGACCGAAACTTACGCAAACACCCGTGATTACATCAAAGGCGTAAATGAGCAATTTAGGGAAACCAACCCTAAAACGGCATTTGCAAGTGAGGTAGTTGGTGGCTTGCCACTTTTGCTCACACCTTTGGGAATGACAAGCAAGGCCAAACAAACGGCAGACGCATTGTCAGCAGCCGAGAAAATGTCAATGGCGGCAAAAATGGCGGGTACGCAAGGCACTATTTCAGCCGTTGGCGCATCCGACATCAACCCCATTACTAGCCCCACAGAATATACTCAAGATATTGCCAAAAAAGCGGCAATTGCTGCCGCCTCGGGCGGTGTTTTATCGGGCACAGGACAAGGCATTTACAACGTAGGGAGCAATGTTGCACAACGCTACATTCCCGAAAGTGCCAAAGATGCGGCACGAATCAAACTTGCTCAAGCCTTACAACGTGGCTCAAGTGCGGATGGCTCAAACACCGTGTTAAGCCGTGTCGAGCGTGAAATGGGCTTAAACCCTAACGCAAGCATTGCGCAAGCGGGTGGCCCAAGTGCGTTGGCTCAGTTGGATGTGTTGGCATCGATGCCAGGCCAAGCCAAAACGCTTGTAGAACGAAGAATTCGTGAGCAACAGACATTTAGACCCGAACGCCTTGCAAATGCGGCAGACGAGGCTTTAGGCACTCAAGGTAAAGGTTTCACCGCCACATTAGAAGCGTTAGATGCGGTAAAAAAATCCACTTCTGCGCCTTTATATAAACAGCTTGAAAACGTATCTGTCAAAATTGACGATGATTTGCAAAAATTGATTCAAGCATCAACGTCTGCGCATGGTAAAGCCGAGTTGTTGACGCAATTGAAACAACAGTTGCCACTTGATATTTCCAAGCTAAAAGCGGGCGATGATGTCCCACTCAAAGTTTTGGATATTGTCAAACAATCACTTTATGATTTAGGCGAATCGGCCCGTGGCGAGTTTGGCAAAGCGACAAACACAAGCCGAGCCTATGATGATTTGCGAGTGTCATTGACAAAGAAACTTGAAGCCTTATCGCCTAAAAACGAAAATGGCTCAATTTACCGTCAAGCCTTGGATGCTTACGCTGGCCCGTCACAACTAGGCAATGCCGTGGTCAAGGGCAGAACCGCCATGAAGCAAGACGATATTGCTTTATCCGACTTGATGGGCAATATGTCAAAAAGCGAGTTAGAGGCTTTCCGCATAGGTGCGTTGCAGTCTTTAAAAGACAAAGTTGGCACAGAGGCGGGTCAAACTTCATTGCTAAAGATGTGGAAAGAACCCGCAACAAGCAACAGGCTCAAAGAGATATTTGGCGACAACTATCAAAAGTTTGCCCAAGATGTTGCCAAAGAAGCTAGATTGAAACCATTGGAGCAAGTTGGTCGAGGCTCGGGAACTTTCTCTAGGATGGCGGGCGCTGAAGATTTGGGCGTCATGCCAACCACAATGGCTGCGGGCAAAGCGGTGGCAAATGTGGCTACGGGCAACCCATTGGCGGCTGCGGGTGAGGCGGCAAATGTCAAGAATAGGATTGGTCAAGTAATCAATCAAATGCCTGAGACAACGCGCAATGAACTAGCTAAAATGTTGTTGTTGCGTGGCCCAACAGGTCAAATGGAAGTTGAAAACACAGCGGCATTGATTCGTGCTTTAAACCAAAGATCAACGCAAATGCAAACGGGTGGTGGCTCAATAATTGGGCAAAACCTTGACCAATACGGAAGATAAGGACACAAAATGAGTTACAACGGTACGGGCACGTTCAATATCAACACAGCGGGTCAACCCGTTGTTACAGGCACAACCATCACTAGCGCAGCATTTAATTTGCTAACTGCTGACTTGGCTTCAGGTTTAACTACCGCATTGACCAAAGATGGACAAACTACACCCACGGCAAACATCCCTATGGGGACTTTCAAAATTACAGGTTTGGGTGCGGGTTCTGCGGCAACTGATGCGGCTCAATATGGGCAATTGCAAGCGGGCGCAACCACTATTGCAACCGTTTCAGGCACAGACACATTGACGGGTTCTTTAATACCCGCCATTGCCGCTTATGCCACGGGTAATTTGTTTTCATTTGTTGCGGTTGCTACAAATACGGGCGCAGCCACAATTAACTTAAACAGTTTGGGTGCTAAAAGCATTACAAAATCAGGCACAACCGCTTTGGCTGCGGGTGATCTTGTAAGTGGTCAAGTTTATTTGATTGAATACGATGGAACTCGGTTTCAATTGATTAACCCATCAAGTGTAAGTGCAAGTGTTTCAAGTATTTCATTTGGTAGCACAGGATTAACCCCCGCTACTGCAACAACTGGCGCTGTTACTGTTGCTGGTACTTTAGCCGTTGTTAATGGCGGTACAGGTGTAACAACAAGCACAGGAACAACCAATGTTGTGTTGTCAAACTCGCCAACACTTGTAACCCCCATTCTTGGAATACCCACAAGCGGCACACTAAGCAATTGCACAGTAGATGGCACTAATTCAGTTGGTTTTTTAAACATTCCACAAAACAGCCAATCTGCTGCTTACACATTGGTTTTGGCTGATGCTGGAAAGCATATATTTCATCCATCAACAGATGCTAATGCTCGGACATATACAATCCCTGCAAACGGTTCTGTTGCTTACCCTATTGGAACAGCAATTACATTTGTAAACATGACAAGTCAAGTGGTGACTATTGCAATTACAACTGACACAATGTATTTGGCAAAAGATGGAACAACTGGATCACGAAGTTTGGCTCAATATGGTTCTGCAACTGCTTTAAAACTAACTTCAACAACTTGGTTAATTAGCGGGAGTGCTTTAACATGAGTGGTGCTTTAATTTCTGTTTTTGCTAATCAAAGACAGTTTGCAACCGTTCCTGGCGCGCCTACTATTGGCACTGCAACATCAACGGGTTCTAGTTCAGCAACAGTTTCTTACACAGCGCCAGCAAGTAATGGTGGTTCTACAATTACATCCTACACGGCAACTTCAAGCCCAAGCGGAATTACTGGAACACTAAGTCAATCTGGTTCTGGAACAATTACAGTCACAGGATTGAGTGGTTCAACTTCTTACACTTTTACAGTTACAGCAACAAATGCAGTTGGCACAAGTGCGCCAAGTTCTGCAAGTAATTCAATAACAACGCTTCCAGCTCTTGGGTCAGCGTATGGTGGAGGCTATTTTGCGGGCCAAATTTCTACTTCCGCAGATGGAGTTGCTACACATAATCTTGTTGTTTGTGACATTACAGTAGGACAGGCCACAGGAAAAACTTGGGGTGTATATGGTGACACAACAGGTATTACTTCAAAAATTACAGGCCCATCAAATTCGGCAGCTTTAGCGGCGCTTGGATCAGCATATCAAGCGGCTATATTTTGTGAGGCAGTTAATACTGGTGGATACACCGACTGGTATTTACCCGCACAAAATGAATTAGAAGTTTGTTATTATTTCTTAAAACCATCAACAACATCAAATAATACGTCCGCTGGATCAAATGCAAACGCAGTATCGCCCGAACCGATAAGTACAGTTTATTCATCGGGTTCACCATCTCAAACATCAGCAACTAACTTCCAAAGTGGTGCTTCAAGCCAAGAGTTTGACTCATCAAAAAGATATTGGGCAAGTACAGAGAGAAATCCTTATAGTGCAGCAGAACAAAATTTTGGTAGTGGATTACAAAATAGCGATGGAGCGAAAGGTTTTACAGTTATAAATACCCGTGCCATTCGTAGAGTTGCGGTTTAAGGACGTACATGATTTATCTATCTATTACTCAAATTGATGCGGTTACAGGCGTAATTTGTACAGCAGAACCAATGCGCACTGGCCCCGCTTATCCTCAAATAAAAAATTGCAACATTGTTTGGTGCAACAAGTCTACATGGCCTATCCCTACAACGGATGAAGGCGCACACACAATAGCGCCATTATTTTTTGGAACTTGTGATGATGATGCTGATTTAACTGTTTCAGGTGTGGTAGCAACTTACACGGCTGAAGAATATCAAACACTAAAAACGGCTGAACATCAAGCCCGTAAACCTTATCCAAGTTGGATTGGCAACGAAGAAACAATGGAGTGGGAACCACCTGTTGCATTTCCTACTGAGGGTCGGTATTATTGGGACGAGCCAACTACATCGTGGGTTGCGGTAACGTCAGTGGAGCAGGCATGAAGGCTTTTGAACTTGGCTACTTTGGCAACATTTGGGTGCGGCAAAACGTACTTGAATTGGTTGGGGAAGCTCACGATGGGCATGAGCACAAGTTCGACCATGTTACGTTGTTGGTATCTGGTAAAGTTAGCATTGAGATTTTTGGGGAACAGCCCAAAGAATTCACAGCGCCAACTTTTATTGTGATTCGCAAAGAGCACCGCCACAAAATAACCGCATTGACAGATGGTACGGTTTACTATTGCGTCTTTGCTTTGCGTGATTTAGATGGTGAAGTTATGGAAATATTTGGCCCACAACATGACCCTGAATCTGCAAGCGCAAAAAATGATGGTTATTGGGAAAAAGTTAAGTCATTGGAGTTTATATGAGTGATATAACTCACGCCCAAATCTACGAAAGATTGCTTGAAGTAGAGACTAAGGTAGACACCATTGACAAAAACACAAGCGGTCTTGTAGAAGCTATAAAGGCTGCCAATGGTGCTGTAAAGGTTCTCAATTGGATAGCATCCATTGCCCAACCTGTTTTATGGATAGGCGGGTTAGTCATTGCTGCGGGTGCTATTTGGCAAACGTGGATTAAAAAATGACTGATTGGCTAGAGGCTTTTATTGCTCTAGCCTTTCTTTTTTGTTTTGTCATGGCGTGCGGTGACACTATCCTTTGGGCGATGCCGTGAAATGGCTAATAATTCTGCCAATATTTTTAACATTGTTGGAATCTAGCCAAGAAAAGAAAACTGAATACCGCTGTGTGCGGTGGGCTTGGACGGGTGATGTTTATAACCGCAAAGTTGTTTGCCTACAGTGGGAAAAGGTTGTACGGAAATGATTGATCCAATTACAGCATTAGCGGGATTACAAAGCGCCATTGGCATGGTCAAGAAGGCGGCTCAAGTTGCCAATGACATAGGCGGTCTTGCCCCCATGATTGGCAAGATGTTTGATGCCAAATCTCAGGCTTCTAAAGCTATGGTGGAAGCCAAGCGGTCGGGTAAAGGCTCAAACATGGGCGCTGCGCTTCAAATTGAAATGGCGTTAGATCAAGCCCGTGAATTTGAAAAAGAGCTACAAATGCTGTTTTTTCAATCTAACAAAATGGACGTGTGGCAAAAGATCAAAGAAAGATCGCAATTGATGGACGTTGAAGATGCCCATGCCGCCCGTCAAGCCAAAGTTGATGCCAAAAAGAAAAAAGAAGAACAAGAAGAACAAATGGCTATTGTTGCGGGTGCTTTTATCATAATTTTGTTGGGTTTAGCCGTTGCATTTGGAATTTCTGAAATTCAAGATATGTGCGCCAAAACAAGGTGTGGTCGGTGAATGAGTATCAAAAAACCTTTGATCTTTTCCTCAAAATCATTGTTTATGGTTGTGTGGCGCTTTATTTTCTTGGGTTTCTTAAATTTTTGCCAAATGATTTATCCGACAAAATTGTAAATTTATTACTTGGAAAGATTGGAATTAAATAATGTTGACTTTACTTTCAACCATCATTTCTTTTTTAATGGGCGGTTTGCCTAAATTGTTGGATTTTTTCCAAGCTAGACAAGACAAAGCGCATGAGCTTGCTTTGGCTCAGATGCAGATTACCCGTGAACTTGAACTACGAAAAGCGGGTTTTGAAGCTCAAGAACGTGTTGAGAACATCCGTTCTGAACAACTAGCAACCGAAAGTGCTGCTAACACGGCTCAAGTGTTGATGGGGGCACAACAAGCGGAAATGCAAGCTATTTACGCACACGACACATCATTAAATGAAGGCACTAGCCAATGGATGAAAAACCTTAGAGCAAGTGTTCGCCCTGTTATCACTTATGGCTTTTTCTTTTTATTGGTGTTTGTGGATATTGGGGGCTTTTGGTATGGCTATTACACAAGCGTGCCTTTTAATGAGTTGCTTGATATGTTGTGGGATAACGATACCCAAGCACTCTTTGCCTCAATCATTGCTTTTCACTTTGGCGGCAGAGCCTTTGGCAAATGAACGTCAGCCCTAAAGCCATCAAAATGATCTCACACCACGAAGGTGTGCGGCAGGCTCCGTATAAATGTCCAGCAAAACTTTGGACAGTGGGCGTTGGGCACGTCATGTTTCCCGAGCAAGGAAAGCTAAAGATTGACGAACGTGATGCGTTTACACCCCCTCAAGAGGCCATGCGCAAGTACAGCATGGAGGAAGTTGATGAAATACTTAGGTTTGATCTTGCTAGGTTTGAGAAGGGAGTGGCTACTTATTGTCCTGTTCCTCTTACTCAAGGACAGTTTGATTCGTTGGTTTCATTTTCTTTCAATGTAGGGCTTGGCACTCTCCAAAGATCAACCATGCGCCAAAAGGTATTGCGTGGTGACATGGAAGGCGCTGCCGAGGAACTTCTAAAGTATTGCATGGCGGGTGGCAAAATCCTCAAAGGCTTGCAAAACCGAAGATTAGATGAAAGAGCGTTATTTCTTAGCTGACTTGATAAACACGCTAAAACTGTCAATTGTTACCTTGCCAAAAGGAAGCGGCTGAATACGTTTTGCGTAGTCATCAAGGGCATCGTTCCAACCCGCATCGTAAGCGGCACACACGGCATCTATAGAGGCTTCTTGAGCGCCCGTCATGCGTAGCAATGCAATCAAGTCATCTTTTGTCATTGTTTTGCCTCAAGTGTTTACCCGTTAAGCGCATGATCCAACAAGATTGGCATATCCACTTATGCCCCATGTCAACCCCGCCCTCGGGCGGTTTGACTTCATCACATTTGGTACAAGATCGTAATCTATGAACGGGCTGACTTTTGCCTAGTTCGATTGGATACATTGCCATTCTCTTTCATTTCGCCCCGAATTGGATTTCACGGTGTTGCCCGTCAATTCTATTAAACCAATGATTTTCATTTCATTTAAGCGCCTGGCCACTTGATTGGGGTCTAGCATTGTCAAGGCCGAAATGCCATCTTTGCCCATTGGCCCGTAAAACTTGAGGCAATTCAAAATAATTTGGTGGTGTTGGGGCGCAACGTCTTTGATTGACTCCGCTGCCTCAAACGATGTTAAGGGATCATTCGCACGAACTCTTGGGAATTCGGGCATGGCAAAAATGCGTTTAAATGTTTCTTTATAGTCCATGATGTGTCCTTGTTGGTGGGGGTACTAACCATTCGTCCGCAAGCAAAATTGCATGGCTTTCCCCCCGTTAATCAAAATGGGATGTCGTCCTCATCCCGTGGCAGACCTTTGTATTCTTCTTTGGGTTTTGGAGTGTTGAGATAAGCCCAACCGTTCCAACCGCCATCAAGCAAAGGGATAACGTCCAACTTGAGCATTGGGCCGTTTTTAGTCTCAATGACCGATCCAATGGTTTGATAGCGTGATTTTTCTACACCCTCTTTGTTTTTGTATTTACCTGAAACAACGGTAATTTCGTAAATTTTAGACATTTTTAATTTCCATAAGTTGAGCAATTTTTAAATCAAGTTCATTCAAGAATTTGATAATTTCTTCTTCCATCAGTCTGATATACATATTGTCCCGAGGGACACGTTTAACAAACAATTGAAGCTCTTGGGGTAGGCGGTTATCAAAAGACACAAAGTCACACCATGAACGATTTGTGCAAGCCATTTGAAACTGCATCTGGGTGTTGTATTTGCTTGGCACTGTTTGACTAAGCAAAGTCTCAATGTGCGTTGCGGTGTTAGGGCATTTGATCTCTAAGAGGCCATCGTCCCCAACAAGGCCATCAGGGGACGCACCCGCCATGATGATTGAGGGATGTGGGACAAACCCCACTTCATCAACTAAAACGTCTTTAAGCGCCTCGTATGCGGCTCTAGCAAGCGGTTCTGTTTCTGTGCCGTGTTGCATGGCAGCGTTGGTAAAACTTTCCCCTTTTTCACCCGTTAGGCGTTCACACACCAATTGAGCCATGTAGTTGTCACGGGTTGCTGAATAGCCCGTTTTGGTTTTGGCAAGCACATCAGCCACACGGGATGCGGTGACTTTGCCAATTCGTGCCGCAAACCATTGGTCTGAGCGTTGTTCAATCATTTCAATCATCATTTCTCCTATTTGACGTTTGCGCCACATTACAGTTTTGCCTTGGCTTCATCTTTTGCTGCAATGACTTTGATTTGCCAAGCCTTGTCACCATCACAAGCGGCATAAGCTACTTTAAAAGCCAACTTCAATTCGTCTAGTGTTTTGGCGTTGTGGATGGCTAGAAACAAGTCTGTCATGCTGTTTGGGTCAATGGTTGACTCAGGTTCAGCACCAGAGGGGCAATCTTCGCCAGCATAGATGTATAGACCCAAACCATGCAAACTGAGTGCTTTGGTCATGCAACGCATGATTGCTGTGTTGACTTGGAAAGCATCAGGGTTCTGAATAGCTTTGTTGCGGTGATCCATCACGGGCAACTGGCAAGTCATTGGCTTGTCAAACATGGTGACTGTGACCCACACCATTGCTGTGCCGTTTATATCCATGAAGCATTTGTCGCCAAACATTTCCACTTTAAACGTGGCTTTAACGTCAGCTTTAAGTGCTTCAGCCCATGCCCAAGCCCATGACAAATAGGTAAGATTTGCTTTTTTTTCAGTATGCTCATTGACATTCAGTTTAAGTAATTCTTGGACGTTCATGATTCAATTCTTTCAATTTGTTTGGCTACTAACCATTTGTCACCCAACTGGCGCACAGAGCGCACCCATTGGCGTTGATAAGATCGAATGGTCGCGGGAGGCGCATCGTAAGAGGCAAAGATTCTGCGGACATGTGTTAAGAATCGCGTGTTCATAGTTCTCTCGCTTTCATCATGGCATTGGCAACGATATACGAATAGCTACCAATCCAAAGATCAACTTCCTCAACATTGGTAGATTGCCTATCTGAGTTGATGATTACAGCGGTCATCGCTTGAGCCGCAAAGTAATCTCGCAAAGTGATTCCCTGCATTGATTGATTGGCGTTTTGATTTGGGAAAAGTGGAATATTCATTTCAACTCCACAAGTTCAAGCACTAAACCTTCTTCAGCAGGGTCGCCACCATAACTAAGAACTCCGTATCGTTTGTTCTTTAGTCTGACAACTAGCGGAACATCTGGGTTACAGAAGTCATCTTTGTCTGGTGCGTTGTCATACTTGACCATGCTGTCTGCCATTGCTTTGCAGACTTGTCGTGTTGTGAATGGTAATAAGAACGCCATGATTAACCCCTCCAAGCGAGCATTACGCCAATGCCGCCAAAGATGACAATGGCTAAAACGCACTCAATAAGTGTTTGGATAATTTTGTGTTTCATACGGCCTCGCAAGTGTAAAAGTCACGTTTTGCCTCATCCATCAAACGCTTGTATTCCTCATTTGGGATGTCATAAGTAATGTCCTTGTCGTTTGCGTCAAACACAAACACATCAAACATTTCTGCGTAATCGGGGGCGTGGGGGTAATTGTTTTCTTCTGGCAAGTGGTCATAGCCAACGGTTACGACTTCAATAGTCTCACCGTCATCAAATGACACCGCATCTTGAAAACTGTGTTGCAAATTGTGTTTCATAAGGTTTCCTAAATAGACCCCAAAAGTAGGGCATGGGTGAATCATAATCGCAAATCATCAAAAGTCAACACGTTGTTGAAAATAAATTCACAAAATGTTGACTTTCTGCAAATTGTTGCTAAGATGCAACCATGACTACAAACCAACAACTTCAATCTGATAAAGATTTAATTGCCAAACTTGGCGGTGCTTCTGCACTTGCCAAAAAGCTAGGTTTTGCCTCTAAGCAAAGGGTACACAACTGGATGACTAGAGGCATACCGCCAGCAATTAAATTGGCTTACCCAAAATTATTTTTAAAAGGCGTTGTAAAAAAATGACACCTATTTGCCGTTTATGCAATCAAGAAATAATTGATCGTTATCACAGCGCAAAACATTGTTGGTCATGTACTGATGCTTATGGAATTGTGAATGGCGCTAGAAATGCTATTTATCAAGTAAAAAAAGCAATAAGAAAAGGATTGCTTGCACCAGTAAAAACCCTTACCTGTGTGGATTGTGGAAAGCAAGGTGAAGTTTATGACCATAGGGATTACAACAAGCCGTTAGATGTTGTTCCTGTGTGCCGTAGTTGCAATTATTACAGAGGGGCGGCTATTCCTGTAAAAAAAGATGTTGTTATTCAAACTGAATTTGGATTAAAATAAATGAAACACTTGGCGGTGTTAATGTAATAGGGTTACACATGAAGTCTGCTGGTTATTACGCCAGTCCGCCAACATCCGCAAGGGTGAGACTTCAGGTGTAGCCCTTTTTTTTGGGCTTTTATGAAAATTAAAAACTGGACAAAGTTTCAGCATTTCAAGGACAGGCGGCCTCCTTGGGTAAAGCTATACCGTGACATTCTTGATGACCTTGAATGGCATGAATTAGACCCTTTGGCTGCCAAAGTGTTGGTCATGCTTTGGTTGATTGCTAGTGAGGATGAGGGGCGCATCCCTGACACAAAAACCCTTGCATTTCGTCTTAGATTGACAGAAATTAAAACTAAAGAAATCGTTATCAAACTGTCTCATTGGTTGGAACATGATGATACCAGCGTGATATCAGATGGATATCAACATGATCCTCTAGAGACAGAGAGAGAGACAGAGACAAAGAAAGAAAAGAAGGCACTCGGCAAACGCCTCGCTACTGATTTTTCTTTTCCATTGGAATGGGAACAGTTTTGCCAACAAACAAGACCTGAACTTAGTCCTGTAAAAACTTTTGACCAATTTAAAGATTATTGGGTTTCGCAACCAAAAGGCACAAAGCTAGATTGGTTTGCCACTTGGCGCAATTGGGTTAGAAACACTAACGCACCCAAGCAAAACCCATATGACGTTGTAAGGCTCACAGTTCCAATGAAAAATGAGCCTGATGCGGCTTTAGAGAAAATTAAAGCTGATGACAAAAAAGCAGTTCCCCCATCGTTAGAGGTTTTAGCAAAGATGGCACAACTACGCAAAGTAAATGTATGAACAAGGAGAATTTAAATGAGTTGGCTCTTTTCGCAGGCGCTGGTGGAGGAATTCTCGGAGGCCATTTGCTTGGATGGCGAACAGTCTGTGCAGTCGAGTGGGAACAATACCCCGCAAGCGTACTGTGCGCCCGACAAAATGACGGGCTTCTCCCGCCTTTCCCGATTTGGGATGACGTACAAAGTTTTCGAGGAGAACCGTGGCGAGGAATTGTTGACGTTGTATCTGGCGGGTTTCCATGCCAAGATATTTCAGCCGCAGGGGGGGGGGCTGGCATTGACGGAGAACGAAGCGGAATGTGGCGAGAAATGGCGAGGATCATTTGTGAAGTACAGCCTAGATTCGTGTTCGTGGAAAACTCACCAATGCTCACTTCTCGGGGACTTGGACGAGTTCTTGGAGACCTGGCCGCAATGGGGTTTGATGCGAAATGGGGAGTGTTGGGAGCAGCAGACGTTGGCGCAAACCACCAGAGGGACAGGATTTGGATTGTCGCCAAACAACGAAACATTCTTTCACACGCCTTGCACAACGGGATTGGACGGGGGCAGCAACAGCAGAAAAGCACTCAAAAAACGTCTTTTGCCAACACCAGATGCCAGTCAAAGAGGCCCGACAAAAGATTACAACCCACAAGCCAAATCTCAATCGGGGAGGACGCTTCAATCGTTTGCGGCAAAGTTTCCGACACCCCAATCCAACGATGCGAAGAACGCAATAGTTCGGCACAGGACAAAAAGCCTACAAGTTATGTTGGGTGGCACGATAGCCACAGACAATCCCGAATTGATTGGTGGGCAATTGAACCCGATGTGGGTCGAGTGGCTCATGGGGTGGCCGCTAGGAATGACAGACTTAAAGCCATTGGAAATGGACAAGTGCCTCTCTGTGCAGCAACAGCCTGGAGAATCCTAAGTGAATCACTATGAAGCAAACAGAATTCTTGATCGAGTCAGAGAAGGCCAACAATTTAGCCACTTTGTCATCACAAGAGCGCTTGAACTTACGGGAGACTATGAGACAAACGGAAGCAATGGAATGGATCAGGCGCTACCGCAAGAAAGTGCTAGAGGAAGGGCGGGGAGAAGCCCAATACTGGTGGCAACAGACCTTAGCCGACATTGCCAAGAAACGTGGTCAACCAGCCGCTGATGACTTACGCAAGCGCATGAACGAACAAAAGGATAAGAAATGATTTCTATCATGTTTACGGTGTACGGCCATCCCGTCCCAAAGGGCAGACCGCGGTTTTCCACAAGAGGAAAGTTTCCCGTTGCTTACACACCTGAAAAGACAAAAACCTATGAAACCGAGGTTGGAATGATGGCAAAGGTTGCAATGGGTGCTTCAAAAGCCTTAGAAGGGGCATTAGAGGCGTGCATTTACGTTACCTTTCCCATTCCCGCCTCATACTCAAAAAAACGCACAGAGGCTTGTTTAAACAATACCGAGAAACACACCAAACGCCCCGACTTGGACAACGTGATTAAAGCGGTCATCGATGGTATGGACAAAATCGTTTTTGACAACGATTCGCAAATCACATCCATTTATGCAACAAAAGTTTACGGGACGGTTGCAAAAGTTGAAATTTTGGTGAGGCAAACATGAATATTTTTATTTACACAAAATCAGGATGCCCAAATTGTGTGGCAGCTAAAAAGCTACTTAAAGAAAAAGGCTTGCGATTTGTTGAAAGCAATATGGATCAAGACAGGATCAGGTTGGCATTTGAATTTTCTTACCCCGATGTTCGCGGGATGCCCCAAATATTCATTGATGACCAAAGAGTTGGGGGATTGTTGGGCTTACAAACGGCTTTAAAGGAGTTGGGATTATGAGCAACAAAGTCATTTATGCGCTTTTATGTGCATTACTAGTTGTCCATTGGGGATTGGTTGCTTACTTTTTAGGATTAAAACCATGATTTTCACTCTGCAAAACAGCGAACAAGCCCACACCGTCTTGAAAAACTTGTGGCCCAAGATCAAAGAAACCTTGCAAGCGGGCAAGCAACTACGCCTAGAGGTCAAAAAAGCCAACCGAAGCAATGAACAAAACGATATGTTTCACGCCTTGATTGACAAAGTAACCAAAGAAATGAAGGTTGCGGGTTCGGATTGGGATGCGGAGTGTTGGAAAAGGTTGCTCATAGACGCCTGGGCTAACGACACGGGGCGCAAGATTGGGCGGGTAGTGCCAAGCCTAGACGGTCAAAGGGTGGTGCAACTAGGTGTGCAAAGCCACAAATTCACTAAAGAAGAAGGTTCGGAGTTTATTGAGTGGTTATTGTGTTGGATGGCACAGAAAGGAATTGAGGCATGAGTTACATCATTGCATCCCTACCCCCCATGAAATGTTTTGTAAAACGTGAGTTTTTATACAACGATCACAAGGGTCATGGCGAGCTAGAACCCGCAATTTGGGTGAGCCTCAAAGCCTTGAGGGGTCAAGTATTCCGCATTGAATCATTACTCCCCGCATATGGCGCTTTGTATGACAAGCTACCCATCCATGCCTATGTTTGGCACACCGATGCGGGTAATTTGCCCATAGACACCTTGCAGTTATGGGATTGCATGGGCTACAAATTCACCATTCTTGAGAAGATTGGCTTGCGTAACTTGGGCGTTAAGTTCTACGGCAAAGACAAAGAATGGCATTTTGGGCGGTATTTGTTCACCGTTGACTTTTGCGCGGATGGGATGGAACTTGACACGGGTTTCACCGAGCAAGCCGAGGAACACAAGAGTTTTAACTTTATTGCGCTAGAAAACGGGCAATTTGCGTGTCAACCCAATAACCGATGTTTGTGGTACGACCAAAGCCTAATTCCATCGGAGACAAAACACCCCGATTTTAAAGCCGCACAAAGGCTATGGACGGTTGATGGCACTCGCAAATGGTCAGCGGGCGATGATTGGTTCTACAACATCGAGGAAAAGAACACATGATGAACGACAAACCCCCAACAAGGGAAATGTGCCTAAAAATGGCAGAAATGTTGTTTAGTGATTTGTTTATTAAACACGCAGAGGAATTGGCTTGGAAATACTTGTTTATTTGGGCTATGTATGACCATTGGCTTGATGAGTATTGGATTGAAAAATGATGTGCCCCGTATGTAAAACCCGCCACAACAAAGTTTTAGACACAAGGGCAAGCCCTGATTTTGTTCTTAGAAGGCGAATTTGCGCCAACGGTCACAAATATCTAACAAGAGAATACGCAATTACCGATGACACAATACCTGAAACACCAATATGTGAGAAGCCAAAAACTCCTAAAGCTAGTAGCGGGTTTAGCTTGTCAAAACTGTGGCATAGATAACGGAGTGCAAGCGGCTCATAGCAATTGGGGTGGTGGTAAGGGCAAAGGTATCAAGGCCGATGACAACCTAGTGGCTGCTCTTTGTCTGAAATGCCATTACGAAATTGACCAAGGGGCGCATCTATCCAAGGATGAACGCAAAGAAATGTGGCAAAAAGCCCATCAAAGCACTGTGGATAACTTAATTGAAAGCAATCAATGGCCCAAAGATGTCCCAATTCCTATATACTAAAAATGTAGTTGCCTTGTGGTGAGACTGTACTAAAATGCAATCTCACCACTTTTTTTAGGAAAAAGCATGGATAAGTACGCTGGCTTTGTCTCAAACTTTGTTCTTGCACTACTGCACTGCGGCACAAACGCCCACTTGATGCACTGGACAACCAATAGCTTTAGCAAGCACATGGCTCTTGGCACGTTCTATGATTTGATCGTTGACCAAACCGATGCCTATGCCGAGGCTTACATGGGCAAATACGGGCAACTCAAGAAATTCCCCAATGAGTACCATCCCCCAAGTGCCGACCCAATCAAATACTTTGAAGTTTTGTCCAAGTTTGTAAAAGACATAAGGAAAGAGTTACCCCAAGACTCGGAATTGAATCAACTTGTGGATAACATTCAAGAAAACATCGATTCAACCCTATACAAACTAAAGTATCTAAATTAAGCAACTCACCCGACAAGGTGCAAGCAATGATTGAAAACAACAAAGTTAAACAAAGCCGCAAGGG